CTTCACAGTACCTTTGGCGATACATGCAGACTCATAGGCCTTGATCATCTCACCAGAAAAAAGCTTCAGGTAAGTTGCGTACTTAGCATCATAGTTAGCTCCACCTTGCGTAAGTGCAATAGTAGAGGGGTTCGAGTTAATAGAACCAATAGGGGTAATAACAGAATTAGCCATTATTGTAAATAAAGATAAGTTATAGTTTTTCTTGCTAGCAAAATTTTTTATTGAAAATGTTAAGGTCTTTTCATTACCGTGCACGGTAGAGTTGTCGCCTTAGCGGCTCTACCAATGACTGGGACGGGAGTCGAACCCGTCCTACACCATCAGCCTAGTTTTATTAAGATGCTACTTTCTCAGTACCATTAGGAGCGACCTTAAGGCATTGAGCACGTTGATTAGCCATTGATGCTTCAGGAGCATTCACTGGAATAAAAAAGCGATCACCTGTTGTCTTAACTACATATTCAACTGTGAGTCCTGAGGAGGTTGGATTATAAGGCATAATAATTAATTAAGAAAGATACGTTTATCCAATCAAAGGAGTGTTCAGTGCTACTGGTGTTGTGCTGGCAGTAGCGAGATCCAGTGGGAAGTTGTGTGCATTTCTTTCGTGCATCACTTCCATACCAAGACCGGCACGGTTCAGCACATCAGCCCAGGTGTTCACCACATGACCTTCACTTGAATTAATGGATTGATTGAAGTTGAATCCATTGAGGTTAAAAGCCATGGTACTGACGCCGAGGGAGGTAAACCAGATACCAATAACTGGGAATGCTGCGAGGAAAAAATGCAGTGACCTAGAATTGTTAAAGCTAGCATATTGAAAAATTAGTCGTCCAAAGTATCCGTGAGCCGCAACGATATTGTAGGTCTCTTCCTCTTGACCAAACTTGTATCCATTGTTGTGGGATTCTTGCTCGGTAGTTTCCCTAATAAGCGAGGATGTGACGAGACTTCCATGCATAGCTGAGAAGAGAGCGCCACCAAATACACCAGCGACACCAAGCATATGGAATGGGTGCATGAGAATATTGTGTTCGGCTTGGAAAACGAGCATATAGTTAAATGTTCCACTGATACCTAGAGGCATAGCATCACTAAAAGATCCTTGTCCAAATGGGTACACAAGGAAGACTGCAGAAGCTGCAGCAACTGGAGCTGAGTAAGCAACAAAGATCCAGGGACGCATACCTAGTCGATAGCTAAGTTCCCATTCTCGTCCCATGTAAGAATAGATACCAATGAGGAAGTGGAAAACGACAAGCTGGAATGGACCTCCGTTGTAGAGCCATTCATCAAGTGAATTAGCTTCCCAAATTGGGTAGAAGTGTAGTCCGATGGCATTGCTGCTCGGAACGACGGCTCCCGATATGATGTTGTTTCCATAAAGGAGGGAGCCTGCGACTGGTTCTCTGATTCCATCAATATCTACTGGTGGTGCTGCAACGAATGCAGTGATAAAACAAATGGTTGCTGCCAGAAGTGTCGGGATCATAAGGACACCGAACCAACCAACATACAACCGGTTATTAGTGCTGGTTACCCAGCTGCAGAACTCATCCCAATTAGAACGAGACTGCTGTTGAATTAATGCGGTCATGTAAATTAAGTATGTTTAGAACCAACCCACCCACCACAATTAATTACTTTTTCTTTTTAGGAGTACCTTTTTTTACACAGTTGTTAACACGGGTTTTTGTACCACTACGTGAAGAAACTTTAGTACCTCTCTTCTCGTAACCCTTCCAACAACTTTTATCTAGTCTTTGTTTCATGGTTAACATTTCCATCTGCGAAGTGCCAATGCTTTACGGGTTGGCTTGCCGTTAGGTTTTTTCATAGGTCCTTTCATTCCACGAAACCTTGCACAGAAGGACCGCTTACGTGGACCTCCTCCAGGCTGTGGTGCTTTCAGGTTTGAGCCAGTCGCCCTGTTGTACTTACGACGACCCGCAGCAGTCAGGCCACCGCTACGGGATTTATGTTTGCCCATTTTCAGGCTTACATTCTTAGACATTAGTAGTCGATATCAGAACGTGATAGTTTCTCGAACACATCATTACGGTAAGCAGGATCACGGTCATACCTAGGATCACTCATTGCTTTTACAACTTCCGCTTGACTACGGAACACGTCAGCAGGTTGATTAGGTGCACGACCAGTAACCATCTCACCGTCAAATCCAACTGCCTTCTCCATCTCTGACCGGAGACCAGATACAGCAAGACGAATGAGTCGTGCATTACCTGATTCCACCAAAGCATCGAAAGCTTCAATATCAGCTTGATCAAGGTTCTCACCAGACCATGCCATCAGTTGTTTGTAACCTTCTTCACCACCTGCTGAGTTCTGAATCTGATTCACCTCACCCTCAGTAAGGTCAGGTGACTCAGCTTGTGGCAGGTTTCCTTGCATCTCAATGTATGCATTAACCAGATCTGTACTAGACATAGAGGTGAACTGTTCCATCACTTCAGGAGTCAGCTCACCATTTTCTGCATACAACTGTGATGCTTCAGTAATCAGATCAATAGCAGGGTTGGATTCTACTTCTTCTTCGGGGGTTTCTTCTTGCTCCCGCAGCTCCTCATTTTCATTGGACTCTCCAAGTTTCTTTTGTAGTTCGATGTAAGCTTTCTCAAGCTCTTCTGCATCTTTAAACTTACCAGCATATGCAGCTTCTTGTTCCTTAGCAGCAGCTTCACCAATTGCTATTGCTTCTTGTTCTGCTTCAGTAAACTCAGGCTGATCAGCTGGAGTGGGATCATACGTCAGTGTAGCCATTAACTGTATCTACTTTTAGGTTTCCAAGTCCGACAGTGTTGACAATGTTTTTCGGACGATTTGCACCGATCTTAGGTTTAGGTGCATACTTATTTTCAGGTGCAATAGGTTCTTCTACTGTCAGCTCTACCTTTTCATTAGGTGGCTGATTAACCTTCCGGGTTCGGGTCCGCTTGCGCGGCTCCTTGGGTGAATCCATCTATCATCTCCTGTGCTTGTGGATTTTTACTTGGATCCAACATCGGTGATGATGCAAACTGACCAGCTTGCTTAAGCAGTTCTTGCTGTGCAACTTGTTGCTGCTGTTTTTGCATCTCATTCTGGATGTCAGACATACTCTTGACTAGGTTCAACACATCAATACCTTGTGCAGTAGCCAGACGCTTAATGTATTCATCAGGGTTGATGAACCTCTGAATAGCTTCTGGACCCATTGTCTGTGCAATGGTTGTGATGAACTGAATCAGTGCTTCTCTATCTTGACCACGACCCAATGCATTAACACCAGCCACGATCTGTGGTCGGACAATGCCTTTGGGTAGTTTGGGTAGCTGACCACTGCGTTGCAGTACCATCAGCGTACGATCAAGATATGGTTTGAGGAACTCAACTGTTAGCAGGCTGAACAATCCAGCAAGTTGGCTGTCAAGTTCTAGTTGCGTCAAGCGAACCTCTTCTGCAGTCGTGCGTTCAGACTGTCTGACATTCAGTACCATGAATGCATCAAGAATGCGTTGACCCAGCTGATTAGCATAGTCATAGGCAGTCCTGAAATCAGCAGTCTTACCAACCTGTACAACCTGCACATCTTCAGGTCTACCCTGAATGATTGCGCCGTTGCCAGCTTGCGCTAGAGACTGTGGTTTTAGTGTGCTAGATGGTGAGACAAGGAAGACAACCTTAGCTGCGGCTGCAGAGCCTTCTACGAGTGCCTGAGAGAGTCCTTCGAGTGACTTAAGGTCACCAAGAAACTCTTCGACACGGCCACGACCGTAGGCTTCACCATCAAAATTATTGAATCTAAGTACCAGCCAAGGTGATGCATTTTTAGGCGATGTACCACGGCTATCAGGCAGCTGCTTATCCTCAGCTTCTTGATACCATGTCCAGCGACCGTTGCTCTTGTCTAGTCTGACGTGAGTGTATACTTCACAATCATCATCATATGTGTTCGTTCCTGTTCTGCCATTTAAACCACCACCAGCACTTACCTCATTGGGTTTGTGATCAGACGGTTCAGGAAGGCCAAGCAGTTTACGACTAATAAGTTCCTTAGTGACAATCTCAATGACATTACCGTTGCCATCGCGGTCCACTACATAACGATTTAGTGGGTAGTTCTTAAGACCATCCTTACCCATATAGATAAGAGAGTTACCACCTACAACAAGGTGTTTGATGGCTTGGTGAATTACAACACGATCATTAGATGCATTAATATAGTCCATGACCATCCTCTCCATCTTAGAGAAGGACAGGTCAAGTTCACTACGAATCTGTGGATCAATCTCCTCACCCAACTTATCATCTCTGATTTGTAGTTTGAAGAAACTTGTCTGTGGAGGCAGCAAAGCTAGCATCAGCTTAGATGCAAGTGTCACTGTTGCTTTGGCTCCAATACTTTGCCAAGGCGTAGTCAGCTTTTTATGCTGAGAATTATCGTCTTGACGTTTGATTAGGTAAGGCAGCGTTAGCTGCGAACATTCATGAGCGATGTCAAGGAACTGCTGACGTTCACTCTGTAGTTCGTTATATCGTAGCCTTGCCCTCATGAGTTCAATCCTCCCTCACTGCCACTAATATTCAGTGTGCTGCGCAGAGAATTAGATGTAACTCTATTCTTTTGTGTAGCTGCTTTCTTCTGTGCACCTACTCGCAAGTCCGGCTGTGACCCTACAGGCTGTGCCTGCTTAGGTGCAGGTGCAGGCTTCGGGGGCGGCGGTGGTGGAGCTGGTGCAGGAGGAAGTGGGGGCGGCGGCGGCGGTGGCTTAGGTGCCTTAGGTTGTAAAAAGCACATTATTCTTGCTCCATTTGTTGTTTGATCCACTCCACAACATGACGTTGACCAGCTCGATACATGATCTGTTCAATCGCCATGTCAGGTGTGGGGTTAACAGGTGGAAAAGTTTGATCTAAAGACTCAAGGACCTGCTGTGATTGCAGGCCAACAGTCTCTAGAAGATTAAGCATATTGTGGGAGGTTGACATTAGAATGCTCAAAGAATGCTGGCATCCGAGCAGACTTAGTGGCAGATAGTTCAGGTGCTTTACCTTCATACATCAGCCGGTCACTGGAATCCAACCAAAATTTTTTATTCAAATATTTATCGGTTGCTGTAGCGGACAGCGGTTGCATCACCCAGTTAATAGTTGCCTTGCGTAACTTATCCAGGGACTGAGAAGGAACGAGTCCAAGCTCAGCACACACAAGGCTATTAGTCGCCACATGTATCTGCTCATCTCTACTTATGTCCGCAGAGGTTGTACGCATTGCAGCGTCACCATTAAATCGAAAGAATGGGAGTAGTACGAAGAAAATCGCACGCTCGGCAACCATTGCTTTGAGTACCGTGTGATCTGGATGCGACACCCACGCCTTTCGTAGCGCCATCGCTTCCTTCTCAGCTTTTTCATCAACGCCGTAAGCATCGGCAATGAAACCGAGTGCCAGGTCGTGGTTCTCTTCATCCCGTACATTGTGGATGAGTATCTCTCTTGAGACTTCTGGTATGTCAGTGGATAGAGCATCGGTAATAAAATCTCCGACAGGTAATTCCATATGCCTTAATGCAAGAGCGCGATAGATAGCTTCCTCCGCACCTTCCTTGCAGACACCAGCTGTAGGTTTAACTGGTGTCCATTTGCGCTTACGCGCCATTAGTTTTTGATAAGGGTTCATTCTGCACAGTCACATTGTGGTTCTTTCTCAGGCTCTAGTAGGCTGCTCAAGTAATCATCGACTTCGTTTTCATTCAAAGCAGCATAAGCATTTGATTTATCTTGAACATCACCCATCACCTGCAAGCTGTAATACAGCGATGTTTGTGGAGACCGGAGCCACTCTTCGATGAACTCGTTATCCATGACAGCCATGTCAGACCACCAATTGAACGAGTAACCGTGTAGAAGTCCACTGCGTCGGTAGAGTTCCATAATGCCGTCAGCGACAGCTTTATAGTTTTCCCAACCAACTTCACTAGCGATTTCAACATCGCCATAGTTATATGTTTCAACACCAAAAGTACCGGAGTCACGGTCAACAGTTCGTGCAATTGGTGGAGCAATCTCCGGCGTACAGGTGTAGCCGTCAGAGTCCTTAGAGCGGTAGCTACAAGACGCTGTAGGAGCGATTGCAAAGGCTCGCACCATGTTGTAGCGACGTGCAATACCAGCAGCGTCCTGGATGCCTTGGTTAATCTTCTTTACCAAGGTAAAAGCAACAGTAGCTTTTTCTACTCCTGCCAAGAACTGCTTAAGTGCTCTTCCAAACTGTTCGTAGGTGACACTGTACTTTCGCAAGAGGTTTGCGAGACCCAACACTCCAAGTCCAACCTGTCGATCTGTTTCTGAAGGGAGGTATTCTCCAGTCTCTCCAACACCTGTCTTTGAATGGAGTTCACAAAGTTCCGACATCCCTTGCATGAAAGCAGCAGGGATTTGGTCGAATGCAGTTGCTCCAAGATTAACGTGCTGTAGTAGACAAGTCCCTCTGGATGGCAGGTACACTTCAAGGCATACGTTTCCACGGATTCTTTTGTTTCCTTCATACTTAACTTTGTTCAGCCAGATATCACCAGCTTTAATAGCTTTCAGTAATTTTTGTCTCGTGATAACATCCATATCATCCCACCACTCTTGAGTGATATTCACACAACGCTTTACCCATGGGAGCACTTCTCGCGGAGCGGTAATGAACTCATCTACATCAGGATGATTAGCATCAAGATGGAGAACTATCGCTCCGTTCTTGTACTTGCCTCCTCTTCGGAGAGTTTCGTTAAGAGCTGATAGGATTCTCCCAAATGAAACAGGACCAGACGCAACGACACCTGACGGTCTCTCGTATCCCTTGGGATCGAGTCGCGATAGATGTACTGCAACTCCTGCACCATTTCTGAGAGCGTGGGAAGCAAATCTCCAACTTGCTTCGATTCCATTTGGTCCCTCCATTTCATTGTCAACTACAAATACCGTGCACGACACGGGTAAACGTCCAGTCGGATCATCAATCCAACTTTGCACACGTCCAGTTCTAGAGATCAGCTCAGCCATTTGTGGTTTCTTCAGTCGTTACTTCTTCAGTGGTTTCTTCGTTCAGCAATGCATCACAGGCAGCAATAGCACCCTCCAATACCTTGAGGGAGGTGACGACTTCGTTATATTGCTTGATAAGGTTTTCTTTCAGTTCAGCGGGTGTCATTTGTTTACTAGATCAGTGAGTGAAGGTGGTTGATAGTTAGGTCCTTTCAGGATCTTGCCGTCCTTACGGCGAATGGGTGTACCGTCCAAACCAAGCTTTGACATGTTGGATTTGTGAACACGGTGCATGGCTTCTTCAAGATCCCACTCCATGTTCTCTGCATATTGAAAGCAGACATACACCAAATCTGCTAACTCTTTTAGTTCTTCTTCGTAGCCTTCATTGCCACGAGCGTAACAAAGTTCACTGTATTCCTCAGCGATCAAATCCAGTTGCATAGTCCGGTTCTCCGGAGAGTTCTGGATTCCATAAGCTGAGCGGAACTGTATTGCTTGATCCGACAGCGACTGACTCCGACAGTGATTCGAGATATTCGAGTTCATTTTTAAGATAGTGGATAGCCTTTTTGATGTCCTGCGTTTCCGTAGCAACGCTTTTGTAACCGGCTCTGCAAATATATTTAATAGCATTGCCGCGGTGATAATTTAATCCTTGATCTCTGATGAAGTCCCAGACTTCGATAGATCCTCGGGTGTAGTGGGCTGGATGGTCCATGCTTCTAACAATTGACCAATATTGTTGGTCAAAATAAAGTTGTGCTTTTGTATATCTAGGAACAAGGGAATGATGTCATCTTTAGTTGTGACATCTCTAGCAAGCAGATCAGCAATTCGCCTCAGCTTGAACTCCTGCTCCATTGTCAGTTTTGTCGTAGGCATCGGTGGGAGACCATAAGATAGGTCCATTGTTGTAGTCCTCAGCAGTTAAGATCTTTGCAAGCCTTGCATTCTTCAAAGCATCCTCTTCTGTGAGACCTTTTTGAATAAATGCGTCCGTAACACTATTCCAGGTGTATCCATGCTCCGCAAAAAATTTTGCGCTAGTTTTTACACCGAACCCTGGTGCACCGGAATAACCATCAGTTTGGTCACCTGACAGTGTTTGAATCAAGAACCATTGCCAGCCTTCCGCTGGCGTAATTGTGAACACTTCATCCATGTTGAACAGCTGGCCAGGAATTTGTTTCATATCCTTGTCAGGTGAGCAGATAATACAGTCATCATTCGATGTTGCATAGACACCCATAGCGTCATCTGCTTCAAGCTCAGGCATGATGATTACTTTATAGTCATCGTGGAGCTTGTTAATTACTCGCTTGTAACCACAGGGTTTCTTGCGGTTGCGGTGACCTTTGTACGCTGGGTCAACACGTTTCCTAAAGTTAATAGAATCACTAAAGAAAAGAATGACATCAGCATCAAAGAAACCGGATTTAATACGATTGATATCTTTAATAGTGTTGGCATACGCCTCGCTAAATTTAGAGCCGACAACAATTACATCATTGCCGTAGTCAATATCAAACTCTGCAGCAGCACAGCTCTTATAAACAATATAGTCAGCGTCGATCAGGAGTTTAGTCATCCTTGTCCTCGCTTTAGCTTCCTCCCGTGCGATGGTTTGCTATTGCGTCCATTGCCTTGTCGTGTTTTCTTTGCAGGTTTTGCAACCTTAACGTTTGTCTTTCCGTAGATCATTAGTGTGTTTCACTCCAGTTGTTTCCAGTGGTGGCTTCTGCATCGATTCTGCAGCGAAGGTTGTAGTACTCTCCAGCTTCTGTAGCGCTGAGTACCAGGGATGAACATAAGTCTTTTGCATGATTTGGATCTACCTCGAACTGCAATTCATCGTGCACGAATGCAAGCTGAGAGCAGCACAGGTTTAGTTGTTTAATGTGATTGTTATTGATGACCATCCACCTCTTCGCGACCACTCCGGCTCCTGACTGGAGCAGGTAGTTCAGCGCTTTATGCGGCGAATCCAGGTCAATTTTTCTACCATCGATAGACCTAATGTACCCTCTCTCTGCAGCCTTTTTAGTTGCAGCGAGGAGATCACCGAGTCCATCAATCGCCTCAACATATGCGGCTCTGATTTCCTTGCCTTTCTTCTTCGCTTTCGCGGAAGATAACTGTTTGTCATAGCTGTGTCCGATCTTTTCATCGCCAGCTCCATACAGAAAAGCGTAGCTAATTACCTTAATCTGTGACCTTGTGACGCCTACTTTGTCAGCGTTGACTTGATGAATGTCTCCGTTGAGGAGGATGTCCGCATACCTTCCGGAGTCCCACCTAGCAAGATAGTGAGATAGCATAGAAAGCTCAATGTGAGATAGGTCAGCGCCACACATGACCAAGCCTTTTGACGGAATGAATAGTTTTCTGAATCTTTCATCTGAAGGTACTTGCGCCAGGTTTGGGTTTCGATGTGCGCACCTGTGTGTATTCGTTGCAACGCTGCAGTGATGATGTAGCCGGTCATTCGTACATAGCTTCAGCCAAGCGTTCGTGCCGTTCGACAGGAGACCAAGCATTTTGGTTACCGTCAAACATCTCGCAAACATCGTAGAAATCTCTGATCCAATCTCGGTCAGAATAACTTCGTCTACGACTGGCTTCCCAGTAGCTGTCAGCTGGGTCGGACTCCAGCCATAAAATGTTGTTAATATCCATGCAATGTGATCCCGTGATGTGCAATTAAGATCTTTTAGTCGAGTAAAGGGTGCACCCTCCGCATATCCTTGCGTCCGATTATTTCGGCGCGGAGTAAATTCTGCTCCTCCAACGTAAGGGTGTCGCCGTCGTAGTGCCTCTTCAATCTCTCGAAGCTCTTGTGAGAGAGTAGATGTAAGTTGCCATGCAGCAGCTTCGTCAAATCTCCATCCATGAATCTCCTGTTCAGTAAGTAATTGTTGTGCCTGGTGTTCTAACGAGACCCACTCAGGTAGGGTTGGAAGTGGTCCCATAGTTTGGTGGTAACGTGAACATCTTGTATGCAATAATCTTCCATTTCTTGGCTCCAACTCTGCCAATCAGTGTCTTTGCCGAATGAACCTTTAAATTCACCTAATCTGTATCCGTATGATTCAAGTGAGTGTCTGCCAAAGAGTTTCAATGGCATGTGTTTCCAGTCGTGTTTCTTGTCAAGCTTCATCATGTCGGAGTGATAAAGGCGAGACAACAAAAGAGTGTCAATGACAATCCCAGGAAAAGTAAACCAAGGGAATAGCTTTCGAAGAACAGGAATGTCATACCCAATGATGTTGTGACCAATGATGCAATCAGCATCCGCAAGTCGTTGTATCCCACGTACGACAGGTTCTTCGTTACCCGTGTCGTTATATGCGATAGTCTCTTTCGTATCGAGATCATGAATAGCAATGCAGTGGATGGTAGAAACATCTTTCAGTAGTCCATCAGTTTCAAGGTCAAAAATTAGGCTCACTTCTGTTTCCACATGTAAGTCCTATCAACGAATTGAGCACGTTTGATTGCCTCTTCCGTCGGTGGATTAGGTCGAGTAAGCTTCTCTTCAAAAGAGTCGTAATCAAAAATCTGTTGTCGGGTCGAATTCCTTTTCACCTTCTGTTTCCTCAAATTTGCAATTGTCTAAGTTATACGTGAGTGTACAAGCTACTCCAGTTTCGCCTGAATAACGATTTTTAAGCACTCGCACAGTCGTAATACCTCCAGCTTGGTCGGATTGTTGATCTCTCTCCAATCCAATGACCGAGTCGCTGAGTTGAGCGATTGCAGCAGATCCGCGCAATTGTCCGAGAGTGACTCTTGCTCCCTCTTCATGATTTTTATCTCCAATAGATCGCCTCAAGTGAGAGACGAGAAATAATGAAATGCCAGTTCTCTCTACCAATGACCGTAACTTGGTCATGGTTGTATCAATCATTCGCCGTTCGTCTCCGTCAAGCCCAGAAAGGAGGATGGAGAGGTGATCCAGGAAAATGATTCGACAGTCGAGACCTGATGCCAAGTACTCAATCCGATTATAAATAACATCAGGATCATAGGAGCCGAAACCGTCAAACAAATAGAGGCTCCAATTAGCCAGCGTCTTATCAAACGCAGCTGACAGTTCTTCATGGGTATGTTCTCCAAGGTGCAGTGACTTACCCACCGCAGCTGACATCAATCCAAGAGCGGTTCGACGATTGGACTCTTCGAGAGCCAAGTAACCGACCCGTTCTCCTTTTTGTAGTAGCTGAGTTGCAATGTCCCTACAGAAGCTGGATTTGCCGATGCCACTGCCAGCAGTGATTGTTGTAAGTTCTCCGTATCGAATACCGTGTAGTTTGACGTTAAGTCCTGGAAAGGGATAGTCATGATCCGATGGTGTTTGTGGTGTAGTAACTAATTCAAGTAAGCTCTTGCCTTCAACAATGCCATCAGGTCGATATAACTGTTTCGCCCAAAAAGCATCATCAATTGCCTTACGATCGTTCGCTTGCCATGCGTCTGAGAGGTCCTTGTATGCTTCTAGACGGGCGATGAAAACCTTGCCAGGAGGTAACACACCAGCAGCAGCTTTTGCAGCCTCCTGACCGGGTTCATCATTATCGAACCAAAGAACGATTTCTTCGTATCCCTGCAAGAACTCGAAGTTTTTTTGTACTGATTTCTTTGCTCCTGCTGCTCCTGTCGGGAGTGACACAACGTCCCATCCCGGCATGTACTCATAATACGTTGCAGCATCAAGCTCTCCTTCAGTAATGATAATTCGCTTACCATAACCTTTCCATAAGTGTTGACCAAAGAAAGATCCATCCGACTCGCCTTCGTAGGAGAAGTCCTTACTAGCTGTGCGAATCTTCGCGCCGATAGGTAAGCCATTGGCATTATGATAATAGAATCTTAGTTTGTCTCCATCCCTGTAAATCTTATACTTCTCACAGGTCTTTTCGGAGATATTACGTTTGTGCAGCCGTCCGGCTGACCCTATGTAACTCATCCTCAAATGATGATTGTGAACAACAACAGGTTGTTCGTCTTCAGTTGTATAGGTATGACACACAAAACAGTATGTGTGGTCCGAGTAGATAGCTTTACCATCAGACGAGCCACACACTGAACATGCGTCGTGTCTTATGAATTCAGAACCTTGAGTGATATGGGACACCGTGTCTCTCCAGCTCATTTAGCCAAGGGCAGTTTTCGACTTCCTCGTAATACCAATAATCATAGTTAAATACTATGCTAAGCAATCGCACTTGCCATTTAGTAAGTGGATTGAAAGAAGATCTGTGTATTTCTAAATAACCCTCCTCCTCATCATAACAAGCATTCTCTACCCAAAGGTCCCATAAAGGCTCCCAAAGGCAGTGCCATTTATAACGAGGATTTCTTAGCCAAAGTTTCATGAAAGCCATTCAATAGGAATAGTTGTAAAGGATGTCCAAGGGATGTCATGTTTATCGCACCACTTGGCGTATGTAGTTTTAGATTTTTTGCTGATCTTATTATATGGAGACTGGAAAACCATACGAATATCAAGCTCAGGATTCTGTTGCTTTACAGCTTTGATCTTGCGCCTATCCTCAGGATCCCAGTAACCTTTACATTCTAGAAATACACCGTTTGGCAATAAAAAGTCAGGTGTGTAGTTATGTTGAATCTGGTACGGGACCTTTGTTGATTCATACTCATACTTCACACCCAAGTTAATCATAAGATCAGCGACTTTTTCTTCAAGTCCTGATCTGAATGCCATTACCAAATACCAGGAATAATCTGTCCAGTCAGGGCGTATGCACCGAGTGCAGCAATTACTCCAAGCATTGCTACACGTCCATTCAGGCGTTCAGCCTTTTCATTGTGAGTTTCGTACACGTCCATAATCTCCATAGGTGGTTCTTTTGCAAAAAGGTTTTGGCGTCCGCCATCTTCAGTTGTGACTGTCATCAGAAGTCAACCTCGTCTTCATCAGGCTTGACCGTGACGTTAGGTTCGTTGGCTTTGAAGCCTTGCGTCTTACCAAAGAGAGCAGCTACGTTCTCAGTGCTCATGTCTCCTGTGTCAACTCCTGCTTCAGAGTTGAGAGAGATAATCTGCACACCAACGCATTTAAGCGAAGTACCATAAGTAACACCATCCTTAAGAATGTATGGCTTTTGATAGAACGCGACCTTGACCTTTGATCCAGAATATAGAGGTGTTGATTCGTC